TTTATATGTAACAGATACAACAGAACCAACTGCAGAGGTGACAATCAAATTAATATTATTTGGTTGTGAGGTTGGACTTATTGTATAAGAAACAATCCCAGATGAATTAGTTACTCCAATATCTCCAGTGGAAATTGAAAAGTCTGAAGTAGTAGAAATGTTAACAATATTTCCAGCTCCTACAGTTTTATTAGATTCATTTACTGTCTTATAATATGATAAATCTGAAGTAGTTTTAACAGTATTTGGAAATGCGGAAAAGAAATTATTTCCAAAAGTTTTTAATTTTGGTACTAATTTTTTTACAGAGTAATAAGTTCCATTGGGTACACTTCCTGAAGGTAGTGTGATAGATTCATTAACAACTGAAGATATTGTTGAAATTGTTGTTCCAATCATTAATTTCATTGGAACTTTTACATCTTTTGAAAAATTAGTAGATACTCCAGTTAAAACATTATCAGTTACCTTAAAAGAAGATCCAGAAATAGAAACTTCTTCAAGTGCTAATTGTGCAGACGCTCCTCCAGAAGTTGCAATTGAAGTTATATTTTCAATTGAATAATTTTCTGCAGTAACTATAGTATGTACATCTGAGTTTTTGCTATTTGCAAATGTGACTCCTTTTGTAAAATCTCCAGTAGTTTGTCTTAATGTAATTGTAGGTCCATTAATTCCATGGACAACTGCCTGTGATCCGCCAGAACTAAAAATAAAGTCTCCGTCAGATAAACCTGAAGAATTTTGAGTTGTGATAATTGAAAACATTGTTACATCACAAACAAATAATCTGCCTCCAGAAATTAATCCTAAAGATCTACATTGTCCAATTTGATCTCCTGCTTTCAATAACTGAATATTAGTACCAGTTGGGAATGTTCCACTAAAAGTATTATCTAATTTTATTGTAAAATAATTGCCAAAAATTGATGATATTCCTTGATTATTTACAGATAGTGAAGATCTTGGTTTATCTACTGTTAAATATTTTTTACTAGTGTTATTAACCTCAAATCCTTTCACATATGCTTTGAGTGGATCTAGTTCAATAGTATAATGATCTAATCCATTTATAGCATTACTATCTTCTGCGGTTGGAGTTCTATTTAATACTTTTTTGCCGTCTGGAAGAGTATCATTTAAATTATATACTCCATTGTTTTGACCATTATTGTAAGTTTCACGAATTCTTAAATTAATATCATTAATTGTATAATTTCCAGATTCATCATAAGTTCTTCTAGCTAGATTTTTTTCTAACTCATCATATACTGAAATTTGAACTTGTTCAACTAATTTTCCTTTATCAAGTCTAAGTAATTCTATGAAAGAAGAATCGGAACCAAAATTAATATCTTGTTTAGTTAATACTGCATCTATTTTTAGTCTATCTGCACCAGGAGCAGTATAATTTGAAGAACCAACTGCATTATCATATAAAGTAGAATCTGTTTCAGCTGTTGCAATAGATTCTTGAACAGATAACCCAATTTTATATGAAGGGAAGTTTGAATATTGATCTAGAATTATAGTTTGAGCTGGAACATTTACAAAAAATCCTCTAATGAAATATACCCCTTCAGTAATAAATGCAGCACTTCCGACATAATCTGTTGCACCTTGAGTTGTGGTAATTGCTACAGGATTGTTAAATTCATCTACTAACGTTTCTCCACTTGAGAATTTAGTAAATTGAACACCATTAACGATATTTCCAGATGAAATATATTTTACATAAAGTGTTGGTGTTGATTTTTCGGATTCATCTGCACCAATACTGTTTACTACAGTAGCAACTACATTTGTAGTTAAACCTCTAATATTTTTTCCAACTAAATTTGCTCTAATAGTTTCAAAATTAATAGAATTTATGGTAGGTTGTACTAGAACAGCAGAATACTGAACATTATACCCAGTTTGGCCAGGAATAACTACAGATCCATCTTTAAATACATGTTGACCAAATTTTTCAATTTGATACTGTAAAATTGACTGTAGAGTTGTTAACTCTCTAGCTTGGACAGGATAGTTTGGCTTGAATAATACCTTATAGAATTTTTTACCTGGATCAAAATCATCAAAGTATGGTTGCAAACTAAGATCTGTATTTTGCATCTATTTAACCTTCAAAGTTTTCGTGCTTCCTATTATTTATTTTAGAACTCAATGACTAATTTGACATCTTCAATCTGATCATTTGATCTGAACACTGGCTTTCTATTTTCAACATATAAAATATTTCCACTGTATGGAGTTATTTCAGAACTAAAATAGCCACTTGAAAATTGTATTCCTGCAATAGTTCCAGTAAAACTAGAATCTGGAGTTGCAGTCACAGACCCAGTGACATTTGAAATTACAGCATTTCCAGAGAATGCAATTAACTTGTTTTTACTGCTAGATTGAGTCTGAGAAGTTGAGATATATTCATTTTGATAATATCTAAGTATTTTATTGATAGGATCCCAATGAATAACTCTTCCTCTTGCTTCGTATGTAACTCCATTATCAATTCTAGTTTGAGTTATAATGTCTCCATTTAAAAATGTAGTTGTTTCTGAAGTATTACTAATAAATTTTACTGCTTTACAAACTGTTCCTGTAGTTTGTACAAAATCTTCATTGCTTATTTTAGGATCCTCAATTAAACCAAATCGTCTAAATTCCATATTGACTGGAATATCTCCATTACCATCTAAGAACTCAATATTTTTATTGATCATTACTCGATAACCACCTAACTCATAGATGGCATTACTACCATGTCCACCTGGAGGAGAAATAATGGGAATTATTTGCACACTACTTGAATTTGATCCTAAACTGAATGAAGAACCAGTTAAATTTTGGTTGTCATAACATTTTGTTAAATCAATTGTTCCGAATGTATATCCAGATCCAACATTAACTACTGATGCAGATGTAACTGCTCCATTGGAAATAGTTACAGATACAACTCCACCAGTACCATTTCCATCTATTTTAGTATATACAGTTCCTGAATTTTCACCATTAATATTTAAACTAGAAGCATAAGTTTGAACAAATACCTGATCAATTGAACCAGCTATGGCAGCATCTCTAACACTGGTTTCTATTTTAACTGGAATGAAATCAGTAGATACAAATTTAATATAATCGGTAATCGAAATAGTATACATGTACTTCCATCTATACCCATCTGCTGTGGTCTGTATAGTTGGTGTAGTTGCTGTTGGTTTTGATGTGGATGGCTTTCCACTTGGAAATGCATTTCCAAGTGGAGTTTGTCCATTATAAATGCACTTGTATACACGAAAATCATCTGTCATTACGTAAAAGCTAGAATCATACAGCTTTGATTGTAATGATGCTTTTGCTGGGGTTGATGGACTATAATCATGTCTATACATGTCATAGACAACTCCAGATTGCCAAATTCTTTTACGAATTACTTCTGATACGTCACCTCGTTGAATTCGTTTTACTGCAATCATATCATCATAAATTTCATTCAATTCATCTAAGTTATCCACTGGATTTGGTGGAGTTTGATCATTTACTCCAGTGACTCCTGCATACTTTTCTTTAATAGTTCCATTGGGATCGTTCCAGTTGTAAGATCTTCCAATGAACAAATATATCTTACTTCTATATAATTGAGCACTGCTAGAAGAATCTGTATCTGGATTCGCTCCAGTAAAAGGCTCCTCTAGAGACTCTATAAACTGTTGTGCAGCAAACACTCTAAAATTATCAGTTACTAAAGAAGGCATTCGTTTTATCCTTATAGTTAGTCTTTTGTATGATTATTTATTTAAATAAACTCATCAAAATACACCAATGTATCTTGATTGTGTGATGTAGAATTTGCTGATCTGGTGCAGCCAAATAGACGTGGAGTGGATTGAGTGGTATCAATAGTTGTATATTCTATTATTTCAGTATCAATGATAACTTTATAGCTATCGTACCCTTCACCAGTGGTCTTTATATTTATGGAGGTGATAGTTCCAGAAGAATTTAATACTGGTTCGATAACACAACCAGATCCACCCCCATTAATAATATCAATAGAAATATCTATCTCATTGTAATTACTACCACCGCTTATAAGTTCTATTTTGATAATTTTTCCTTTACTCACAAAAGGTCTAAATGCAGCACCAGAACCAGATGAAGAATTTACTACAACTTGAATATCACTAGATTTGAATCTACTTGAATTTGAAATTGGAATAATTTCTGCGGTTGAATTTATTGATGATGCTAATTTTGTTGCAATTTGAATTGAAGATTTACTAACTGGAATTTGTCTGTAAACATATGAATATGAGGTAGGAACCACTACAGGAGTTGCATATTGATTGTATCCTTCAGATTCAATCTTAACTGGACCTACTACTTTATTACCAGACTTAATATCTACAGTAGCACTTCCCTTAGCGTTATATCCAACTCCTTTGGTTCTTAAAATTACGGGATCTACATAATTACTTCCACCATTTATTATGTTAAAACTAGTTACTTTTCCATATAAAGTGCTTGAATTGACTACAAGATCCGATGCTTTTTTAGTATTTTTAGAAAAAGCGATTCCAGTTGATACTCCAGATGCAGTTGCAGTGAAAGTTGTACCTACATAATTGTTAATAGCGCCGAAGTCAGTAAAATTGCCAGACACATTAATAATATATGTTTTTCCTTTTTCAATATAAGAAGTAACTTTCATCACTGTTGGTGATAATATAGATGAAACAACTTTTAGATCTGGATCTCCAGCAATCATTATTTTATCGCCAATTGAAATGGCAGAAGAAATACTATTTGCGGTTACATCTGAAGGAACTCCTCTAAAGTCTAGGATTACTAACTTACTTGATGATACAGGTGAGGTAAATACTAACTGATTATTATCAAGATAGTAATCATATAAAGGACTTTGAATATTTCCATTTCTGAAAACCATAATTTGATTTTCTAATTTTCTAGGTCTATCAATGTCTTTATTTGGATAATAATCTGTACTATCATTTTTTTGAATATTGAATACAGTGCCAGATGCAGAATTTATGGTCTTTAGTTTGAGGAAGGATCCAACAGACTTGACCGATATTTCACTATTTGAACTAGGAGCTACTGCAAATTGAATTTGACTCTTGATATCTCCTTGTAAAGTATAATCTACTGCAGGATCTAACAACTTACCATCTTTTACAACTATTATACTAGATTCATCTGGATATTGATTATTTTCAATGGTCCCTTGAGGCAAGAAATTTTCTGTAGATTTGAATAAATTAAATTTAGTATTGATTCCATTAAATGGAGTGTGTATCTGATCTAATAACTTGAAAGAGGTATCAAATTTAATGCCAAAGATATATCCAGTGTGAGCACTACTGAATGCTATAGTATTTGCATTTATAAACGTAAATGTATTCAATTCTTCAGTGCCCCATTGATTTGATGCAAAAATAACAAGATTTTCTCTCTGATCTACTGGTATAGATTGACTTAGAGTATACTGTAAATTAGTTCCGGTTGGTGTTAATGTAATCAATGTATTTCCATACATTCTGACCATAAACACAACATCTGTTGGAGTGAGTGGTGTTGCAAATTCAATCATGCCTCTTTCAGGAGTTATTGAATATTGTGTCCCAGGATATTGAATTATTCCATTTTTGGAAACTAAAATATCAGCATTCTCTGCAACATCAGAACTAATTAAATTTTGTTCATTATACAATAATCTAAACTTAGTCCTTGTGCCACTTTGATAGTCACCAATTACATCTGTAATAAATGATGTTACATATTTTATTGCAAATGGTACTGTTCCATTATCAACGGTAACTTCATTTAATAATGTAACTGTATTTCCATTAGAAATAGTGTAATCTTTATTGTAAAATTTTGGAATACCGTTTACATAGATTACTAATCCATCTTCCTGTCCAGCAGTTATAGATGTTGACAGTGTTATAGTTGAACCATTTACATTTGAAATTCCAATTTCTTCTGATGCATGTGCATACACTATGAAGACAATTTCTTCTGCTTGAACTGGAGAAGTGAATGTTAAAGTAGTTCCAGATACAGTAAAATCTTCAGTTGGATTTTGAATAACTCCATTCCTTGAAACTAACAAATCATATACATTAGGTGGGGTTAATCCTAGTGGTACTGTAGTTACTTGTGCAATTGCTGTAAAGCTAGTTATATAAGTATTTTGATTGATGTTATTGTATGAATAGATGACTACAATATCATCAATTACTGTTGGAGCTTCATCAAATGTGATAGTTGTACCAGAAGTAGTATAGTCTACTCCAGGAATTTGAAATACACCATTTATACACACTAACAAATTATTGACACTTACTGGAGTAAATAAAATTCCATTTTTAGTAAGAGGCCAAGTCTTTTGAACTCCGTCAGGATATTTTAAAGTATCTAATACAACATTTTTTGTTTTTGCAGGACTCAACTGCCTGTTGAAATAAAATAATTGTACTGCATCTGATGCAGTAGGTGCAGCTTGCAATGTAATTTTATTTCCAGATACTGATTGTGATTGTGAATTTGGAACCAATAAACTTTGGTTCTTTACTGCAAATATATCTGCAGTATTTTTCACATACTGTGGAACTCCTCTATCAGACAAGTTGAATGTTTGTCTAGTATTATTTTGAACTACATTCAAATCATCTAAAATTACTCCTTTTGCAGATGTAGTTGTACTTGCAACATAATTACTATAAAAATCAGTAATTGTGCATTTGTTTGCTGAAGTATATAAATTTTGAAATGTAATTGTAGATCCTGTTACGCTATATTTTTTTGGATCTAGTATATTGCCATCTATATTTACAATTAAATTAGTTTTTTCATTTATTGGAGTATATGAGTTTCCACTCATGTACTTAAGTGGAAACTGGTATGAAGTCCCATTAAAACTAATAGGATCTAAAACTTCAACATAACTATCAGAATATTTTGGGGTTGAATACATAAAATTAGTGTCAAATCCATACACAGTATCATTTTGAACGTTTACTGTACCTTCAATTAAATCTTTTGAGATTTCATATAAAGATTCTGGATGTTTTACATTATTAGTTTCTAAATATTCTGTTAATTTCTGTAGATCTACTGCTTTTGTATCAATAATTTTTCTATCATTGATATCACCAATATTTACGATTGAACATTCTACAGTCTCATCAATATACCAACCAACTAAATTTATAGAAGGATTGGTTATTGACTCGGAAAATACTAATTGATTTCCAGATCGACTAAAATTAGAAGTTGGAGTCAGGTGAGTCTGATATACACCATTTGCAAATATAATTAAATTGCAAGAAGAACTTGGATCATAATTTATGGTATATGTAGTTCCTGATCCAGTAAAAGTTAGTGCTTTTAATTGTGGATGATATAATACAAATAATGTGTCTGCATTAGTTAATGTGACTGAAGTTAGTGTTAGAATATTTTGTGTCAATGAATATGCAGAAGATGATTGCAATACACCATTTACAGATACCAATAGTTGATCTTTTGAAGTAGGTATTACTGGAGTTAAATTTTTTGTTAAAGTTATTGTATTGCCGCTTAAAGCAGTATCTACTATTTGAAATGGTGTTTGTAACTTTTGTAATACTATACTATCTACTAACGATACTAAAAACCTTGGTATGTAGTTAGAATTAGTTAAATAGTATGAGTTAAATGGTTGCTGAAAAATTCCATTAAAAAATGAAATTCCGTAAGTTGTTATATTCTCATTATTAAGAATAAATTCTGGAGACACTTTAAAGATATATTCTCCAAATTCAAATTCAGAATCACTTATTACATTGACTACAATGTAATTTTCACTTATTGAGGTGATAATTCCATATGATTGACTAAAGCTGCCATAAATTATATCTGAAATTGCAAATGAAGATGCATTTACAACAGCTATTTTTTGTAAAATAGATTTAGATTGCTTTAAATTTATATTGGCTAAATTGCTTAATGTAGATTTGAAAATTACAGAGCTATTAAATACATCTTCTTTAGATTCAAAAAATTCTCTTTTATTTTCAATTCTATTTTTGCCAAATACTCTAAATCCAGATACATGAGTGTTCTCTAGAACATCATTCTTCCATTCTTTTGTATTTCTCGTTGATACTATACTGTATGCCCAATCTTGATTATAATCACTGTTTATAATTTTTTGGCTAGCATCACTTATAAACCCAAGATTGTCTAAAAATTTTGGTGAATATTTAATATATGGAGATCTCTTGCAATATGCAGATGCTTTGTTTATTTTGGTAATAGTTCCATATGGAACTCCTAGTAAGTCATAGATTACAGCTCCATCTGAAATAGTTCCAGAAGTTACATTATATTCTAATGTGGATGATTTTGGATCAAAACTAACAACTTCACATTTCACTGAAGATCCTGGAGATCCAAATGTTAAGATATCTCCTTGGTTTAGTTTTCTTCTTCTCAATACAGGCTTCAATACCGCTCCAACACCAAAATTACTTTGAATTGTAATTTCTGGAAATGCGTTTAAGTTGTACTTACTTTTTATTACATTTACTTGTCTAATAATTCCAGATTCTGCAATTAATTCAAATTCATAATTTGGATCAACTACACCATTTACTTTTACTTTATCTAACACTGAGTTATAAGTATTTCCTCCATTTACAACTTCAATGGAGTCTAATTCAAAGTTATTAATAATTTTTGCAGTGTTTGGAATTTTCAGTTGATACTTGGTATTTTTATGTCCAATCAATTCATCACCAACTGAATCATACGCAAATTTTGTTATATTGCCAACTTTAGAAGAATTTAATTGAATGATAGCTCCAGAACCAGATTGAGAGTTTATACCAACTACTTCTGGTAATTTGGCATAATTTTTACCATAGTTTGAAATATTAATAGTTGCAATAGGTCCTAGTGCAGTTCCAGAATTGGTAATATATGATAGATTATTTAAACTTAAATTGGTCAGATTTAAAGTATTCTCTACGGCAAATTTAGTATTGGATACAACATTAAAGATTGTTTGATTTCCTAAAACTTGATTGAATTTTACTTTATCTCCAACTTGAAGACTATGGGGTTGATTTGTGGTAAATACAATACAATTTTGATCATTAATTACTGAAAAGTTATACTGAGTTAAATTTTTACCTTTGACACTAGAAATCTGTGCAGAAAATCCGTTGCCGATATTTCCAGCATTGTTTATAATTAATTTGTCATTAACCCTGTAATTATTGCCAGGATTTTCTATTATTACTTCAGTTATCTCGCCGCCAGAATATTGTTTTGACTGTAATATTGTTTTATTTAATTTGAGAGTATTTACTTCTAACTCAAATACATTTTGAGAATACAGAGAACCACCTTGTTCAATTATTGGATTTGATGGAAGGCCGTACAATCTGAATAATACTAGAGAAGAAGTTTTTCTATCACCGTTAATATAACCTTTTATAAAGTATGATAATTCACCAAAAGTAAGGCATGTTCTTCCATATAAATGAACCACACTGTTTGCTATAACATTAACAGATCCAGAACCTTCTAGTTTACAATTTAAAAATTGAGTATTAGTTTTACTCTGATAAGATATAATTTTTCCGTTGACAAATAATCTACCCTTAGTTTTTGGGTAATTAAATGTTGACTGTACTGAAATTGTAGAATTTGAGGTTGCAGTTATATTATTTACTGTAGATGTAGCTACTGTAGATGATGGTAAGTATAAATCTTTGTAGTTTAGTGATTTTTGAAGTTCAAACTCGTATAAATTATCACTTATCTTTAAAATTTCAGTTACAACTAAATTTACACCTTTAATATTATTACTAATATCTTTAGATTGAACTAGTTCAATTAAGTTCACATTATCCAAAGTAGTCACCGAGCTATATGCAGGTAGTAATTCACAACGAATTGATATCCTTTCATAGAATACTGCAGAGGATGGTCTGAATACGTAATTTTTAGGATACTCAATTAATGGGTCTTGTGATATAATTTCAATAGATGGATTACCCTCTTTATTGATATCAGTTACCGGATAAGCTTTTGAAATAAATCCTCTTGGATTTTCTCCACCTTCACCAATTATTTTGTCATCAATTTTAAAATATCCAACTACATCATACAGAATTAATTCATTTGTACCAGGATCCCAAGTATCTACTTTAGCAGTTGCAGTAGTAACTCCATCAGAATCTTTATTATAAATTGTTTGATCTTGAATAAAAGTTCTAGGTCTAATTCTTGCAGTAATTGGACCAATATAATTCTCACCTTCATTAACAACTATAACTTGATTAATAGTACCAGATGAAGTCATCCCAGTGACTTTCATTTGTGCAGAACTTGGGACAAATACTTCTCCAGACAATTTTTTGCCAGTTCCAGAACCAACTATTTCAATAAGTGGTTCTGAAATTAAATTGCCATTGCCATCTACTTCATAGTAATATTCAGTTCCGCCAGAAATTAAACTAAAGGTATCAATTTTTCCGGTATAATTTACAATGTTGATAGATGCACCAGATCCCCTAGGAGTTAAGCGTATCTTTACCTTTTTATCATTAAATAGAATTCTGAATAAAATTTTATGAGACTCTTCACTTCCTTTTGATGAATAGAATGATTTTATATTTTTAAGGAAAGTGATTATATTTAAATCTTTTGATAATACTTCTGGTAGATTTGGAGAAATCTCAGATTTAATTCTTTTTAAAAATTCTTGAGTAAAATAGTATGCAATATTTACAACTTGAGAACCTGATGTGTGTGAGGATGCTACAATACCTTGCTTGTATACAACCTGACTATATGGAATACTTTCAAATATAAACGCTGCTGTACCACGAACACAATTTTTAAACTGTGTTGCAGTCTTTTCTTTGTAAAAAATTATTTCACCATTAATACTAATATATCCATTCTTTGCTGGAAACCCATGAGTGCTAGTAACAGTGATTGTATCAGAAGTTTCAGTAATCGCAGATTGTAAATTAGTATATTGAGTTAAGCTACTGATTGAATAGCTTCCAATATTATAATAATCAATTAAATTAGTGATTAAATCTAATGAGTTATACTTAATTTCTTGAGATTCATAATATGAACTCAGAAATGATACGAATTTGGGATTGGACTCACTAACGAAATCTGGTAACTGCTGTTCAATCAGTGAAGAAATATTTACAATTTTTTCTTTTGTACTGGTCATGAGCAGATATCTGGGGTAACTGGAGTGAAGTCTTCAATATTTGGATCCGGTGGAGGACATCCATACTCTGCAAGTTTTTGCTCAGTTGCATTATCAATATATCCTTGAGCTTCAATTTTTTCGTATAGTGCAATACAAGGATCTACTGGATCAGTTGGTGGTTCTATGGTTTGAGTTCCATCTGGATTGGTTGTAGTTGCTGTTCCATCGTCAGCTACATTAGTCACACTACCATCTGGATTAGTTGTAGTACTTCCTGGAATATCATTAGTTGGATTATTGCCAAGTGGATCTCCAGATGGATTTGGAGTTGGAATTAATGTATTTGGATTTGACAATGGTTTGATGGTGGGGCGAGTAGGTCCTGATATACTTGATATATCAATGTATTCAACTTCAACTGGTTGAATTGATGGGTATGTGTCTGCTCCTGTTGTTATGTCTGGATTATCTGGAATAACATAGATATTTATTGGACTGGTCTGACAGGCAGTTAAGTCAAATTCTACAACACCAGTTTCATAATTTATAGTACCTGCAATAGCAATTACTCTTTCTTTCTCTGTAATTAAGTATACAGCACCATCTTTTTCACATCCAGAAAAATTATTTGAAAATGCAGCTAAGAATAAAGGTGCATTATAACCTTTGATGCAAAATGGCTCGCTAATTAGAGTATATTTTGTGTCAATATTATTTTTTAATCTGGTATAGAAATTTAACTTGTATCTATAGTGAACATTCTCAAATAATTGAACTAATCTTCTAAAGATTGGTTTTAAAATGACAAACTTAACCGCTGGCTCAATATCTCTAATTAAACATATTAATTTTGAAGATGAAAATATACCATTAAAGTTTTTAAATTCATCATCTAAGTTGTAGTCTGATATAATCTGTCTTGTTAAATTTATCAGAGTTAATTTATCTTTATTGGTTTTAGTTTGGTCATATATTACGTCAATATATAAATCTATGAAAAATGGAACAGCATCTTCAATAACTGGAGTTATTGAACCTACAGCATATTTCTTCAATTCCATTGCAATTTTATTTTTTTCTACTAATGAAATTGTAGAACCAATTTTTGGCTTTATTGATATAAACACTTTGCCAAATTCTGGTGGTGATTTGGTTTCTCCACCAATAACTCTGATTAAATCTGCATTTGCGTAAATATTTTGAAGAATACTTTCATAGTCACTATTTACTACTGCTCTTTGCTGAGACGCATAATATCTAGGTGCTCTGTATTTGATAGATTTGATGGATTCAAACTCAGATCCACCATCTGTTTTTGTACTTAATGCAGTTGTGGAAATATTACTTGCAGCGATACTCGTGGTATCCCCGGTCACTACACCAATAAACTTTAATTCTGATGTTGAAATTTGATTTGATTCAGACCCACTGGATACGATGTATTTGATTACAATTACTTCACCATTTTGTAGTTTTCTACCAATTACATCATCACCAAATATTACTTCATATTTTTGATCTTGAACTTCTTCAACAAAAAATACTCTATCGGATGCTGTAATTCCAACAATACCTAATTTTCTCTCATATTCAACTTCTAAGTTGGTTCCTGGGTCGGAAATTACAAAAACTTTGATAGTATCTGCATCTACATAATTGTTTGGAATGAAAAATCTTTGATTTTCATTTGAATTGTCTACAGTATACCTGATACTAAATTCTGATCCTTCTATTAACTCTACATTACTAAAGGTAACTGCATTGTTTCCTTGAGTATTAATGTTTAATTTGTTTCGTAATAGAAATGTATAGTTTTTGTTGTTTTGTGTAGTTGAGAATATAGGTCCAGCGTCTACTGTAACTGATTTATATAATTGTACGTTATTTACTGTAATGTTATAATTTACTTTTGCTGAAGTATATGAATTTGGTGTATATCCTAATCTCTTGGCATGTGAAACTACATTATCACGCAAAACAGCAGTATCCAAGTTTAGCTCATTGGCTACCATGTTGATATTGTATGATGAATACATGCTGTTGTATGCCAGCACATCCACCAACATAGCCAAATTAGATCCTTCAAAGTCATAATCTTTGAAGTCTGTCTTGGTTTTGATGTAATTTTTAATGGATTCTCTGATTTGATCGAATTCTAATGCAGAGATAGTAGGTAGTTCCATTTATTAGCTTTCTCTTACGAGGATAAAGTCTACGTTTTGCACAACTGGGGGCAGTCCGACGATAAAATAATCTATACTTACGTCAAATTCATCAGAATCATCTTCATTATTTACAGTGATGTTTTCTAATGTAATTCTTGGTTCATATGTAAGAAGCACATTTTCAATTTCTTTAATCAAAGAATTTGCAGAAAATGTGGAATTGAGTTCAAAGAGGTAGCTAGTAGTATCAGTTCCAATTAATGGGTTGAATAATCTCTCACCCAATTTAGTTAAAACTAAATTTTTAACTGATTGCTTAATAGCTTCCTCGTTTTTTAGCACCACAATGTCCTTTGTGACTGGATTTAAACCAAAATTTAAGCTAATGTCTTTAAAAGACCTAGAAATTTTGCCTAATTCTTGAGAAACGATGGACATTAAGGTAAAAAACTAGTAGTTATAAACTATTTAGATACATCCTCAAAGTATTCACAGTAATCAATACTATATTTTTTTGATTTTTGAGATTTTTGAGGAACGTAGTCAGTAACTAATCTAGTTGTTCCCCACATAGTTTTCATGTATGTGGTGTCCCTATCGGGATTTGGATGCATTGCCATCTGTTTTCTCCAAAAATGGGTCTAACAGAACTTTTAAAGGGGTTGCTATCCCTTCGGTAGTATTTATTAATAAAAAAGGAGGTCATAGACCTCCAAATACTGTATTATCGACCTTGACCTCGATAGGCTTTTTTCCGACCATTACGACTTGTAGCAGAAAGTCGGGTGTTCTTTGAACGACCTTGACGGGTCATTTTGGGATTTCCTGGAGTGTAGCCAGACTTGTTGAAACTAGGTGCTTTTGCCATGTCAGTTCACGAATAGGTTTGTGGGGGCAGGTAATATTGTACGTGGAGAAGCCGGATTTGTCAAGTCCCCTACATGAGCAGATGGCCTTCCGTTAACAAAGACCTTGCTTGGGGCTATGATAGCCCTTGCGAGAGGGGCACAGCTTGTGTCAGGGCACGTAGGAAAGCCTGGAGCAGGGGTTAGAACGTCTCCTGCCTTGGCTCTGGGCCTTCCATTGGAAAATACCGTGGATGCAATGGGAGTTACGACGTTGGGTGGATAGACACAACATGGTCTAAACGAAATAGAATCTGGATTTCCTAATGCTGCTATCGGTCTTGTCATGTTTATTTGTCCTGAATAGAAATAGGCCAGAATTGAGACAAGTAGTTATTTTTCTGATAACTATTGATTGCATAATTACTTCCTGTAAATGGAGTCATCGTACTTTCAAATAAGTATACTTCTCCACTTTCAGCAGTTCCAGATCCATCAGATGTTGCAGTAAATACAGTTCCTACTGTATATCCATCTGGAGCACCGTAATCTTTCCAGTTGATAGATCCGAGACTCTTAATTATATATGTAACTCCAGATTCTATGTCTCCAGAATTTGCAGTCTTCTCAAATGATGCTGTAGTACTAAACATTCCTCTTGTACACTGCAAGAATTGTGTTTCTGTCTTGTCTCTATAATAGATAATCTCTTCACCAAGATAGTAATGGTATAGAGTTTCATTTCTAGTTTCTGGATTGATTTCCTTTTTCACAATAAATTTTGGAATAATTAAGTAACCTGCAGAAATAAATTGATGAGTACTATCTACTGTAATTGTAGTATCAGATGGTTTTAATTCTTGAGTAAGCTTTGCATATGGAGGTTCATCCATATATGGATTACCTTTGTTCTTGACTGCATTAGAAAGATTCTTGCTGACTTCATTTACTCTGAAGTTTAGAGTTTTTTCAAAAGTAACTTGATAGTTTGTGCCTTCGCCGTGCCATAATACTTCTGGAAGTGGTATTTCTTTTTCTTCTCCTCCTGGAGCTAAAACTCCTTTTGCCCATTTAATTGTGCCACCACCTATGGGAACTACAAATGGTACAGCAGAAATAGTTATTGTATTAATAAATCCTCCAACAGTATTAACATTAGCTTGCCAACCAGCTCCACTTGATGGAGAAATTGAACCAGTCCAGCGAGGAATAGATTTGATCTGAATTTTTATGTTATTTTCATCAGAATCTGGGAATAATGCAGAATCATCAACAAAACTAAAGTCCTCAATGACGTATTCTAATGATTTAAACCTAGGTGGAATACGATATGCAGCTTCAGTTTTGAAGACTTGACTAGATTTATCTTCACCTTCAATCTGTGGAGGTAGGTTTGGAATGGTTGTTTTCTTTGGTACAGACCCACCAATAGTCTCGATAGCCTTTAATAGAGTATTTTGTAGTGAATTTTCGTTGGAAATGACTTGTTTGTACATTTCCTCAGGTAGATTGATGCTTGCAAGATTAAAATTGCCCTGTAAATTTGATTTAATTACGTTGTCAAGCTCTTCTTTGCTGTAAGATTTTGGAGTTTTTGTGTCAAGACAAGGATCAAATATAGTATCATTTGTGATTGGTGCAATATATTCATTAAAAGTATTAAATTCACTATGTGGATAGTAGACTTTTGAGTAGTCTGGAGTGATGTTGTTGTCACATTCAGAGTCTTTTATTGCTAAAACAGTGCGAGTTCCAAGTTTTACCTTCTCAGTATCAACAATTTCCTGTTGAACTGTAAGAAAATTGGACTCAGCAAGCCTAGAAACCCAAGTAGCAAGCTCATTTTTCTCTGCTGGGCGGTTAAAATACGTCCAGAACACATTATTCACCTGATATGCAGCATCACCTGCAGGAGCAACACATAAGAATTGCTGCTGTAAGTAATAACTGCCATCATCTAGAATAACACTACCAAGTATAAACTTACCATCATCATCTTCTAAGTAAGTAGATTCACAAAATCCATCTCTAGAATAGAATAATGGTGTATAAGTATAGAACTTTTTATCATTACTGACATAAACTCCACAGACGGCAGAGCGATCTACTATGCCTTTACCAGCAATAACCTGAATTGTATTTGTTGGAACATTAGCACCTCCAGGAACTCTGGTTACATTCCAGCCACGAACAAAGGTATTAACCTTATTATCATCTGTTTTGAACCAAACCTTAAAGCTTTTATTGTTTACTACTTCAACTTTAGATACAAATCTAAATGATGTATCACTACCAGAAGCACTTTGATCATCTGTGATAGTGATCTGAACATCATTCTTGTTACTAATAGTAGTCTGATCTAAGAATGTGACTAGGTAATACTTTCTATTTTCAGAATCATCAGAACCACCTTCATCATTCTTGTTCTTTGCTTGTACTCTAATATCTTTGGTGGTAGTCAGTTGAATATCTTTGTTCTTTTTATTATCAAATACATGATAAACAATACTAGTACTTTGAGGTGTACTTGGAGTATCCTTAGAATAGTATTGATCTTTTACGAATGGAGCACTACCACCACTAATCTCTGCATAGCATAAGATTTGGTTTGAAATGTTATTTGCAAGACCAGTATTGGTAAACTTTACGTTTCTAACTCTTCTCTTGTTTTTATACTTAAGAGGTTTAGTAAGAAAGATTTTAAGTCCTTGAACACTATCTACGTAGGTCTCTTTTTGAATACCATAGCCAGTTACTAAATCACCGACATTGATTTTTCTATCTTCTGCTCCATCATTTTTGTTGATGAAGATAAACCCAGGAGTCTTGTTCTTCTCAGAAACCTTAGAAACTCTCCTTCTAACAGACTCTGTGGTTCTCAAAGATTTTTGATCAAAGTGCTCAGAGTTATAGTTGACTACTTTGTCTACCGTCCAACCGTTGATGACATCACCAACAGCAATCATATTGGTATTGACTGAAACAATGTTATTTAAATCTGTTTGTTTTTTATAATAAAAGAATATTTTATTGTCGAGTGTACCTCCATGGTATGCAATACTACCTTCAGGTAGGCCAATTACTTCACTGTCTACTCTAGCAAGTGTGAATGTGCCGCTGACGCTGGTACTGGATGCTGCATATTCTGGGCAAGGTGCTGGTGCCTCAGGGTCTGTGCTGGTTGGTGGAGTAGTTTCAATAATACCACCAACGGTTCTTTCCTGAATATCGTGCTCTAATGGCCATTCAAAAATATGATAGAAGTATTGTTCGTCGTATACTTTATCTGCTTTACAAACTCTTTCATAGACTGGTTTGGATTTATTATTTTCAAAAACGTATTCTTGTTGATAAAACTCTTGATCAATAAAGTTTACAATATCACCATCAGCATTCTCTGCATCAAGAGCAGGAATTTGAATAACAGTCTTAACTAGTTTTTCCTTCTTGCTACCATTTGTAATAGTCTTTCGTGCAAGAGGTGGTCTTACCTCAAACCAATATTTGTCAGTATATGGTCCAAATGTTTCGATTTTGGGAGTTGCAGTTTCTCCTTCTGCTGGTGTTGGACATGGTGGGTATGTACCAGTTAAAGTTTTAACAATTTGATCTTTTTTTGGACTACAATTAGCCATATGTATAAGTCATCAGTCTCCTACTTTATGTATGCGAATACCAGGAGTATCATGATGATCAAAGTATTCAAACTCTAAGGTATCACCCTCAATCCATTGCATTTCATCGAGTAGCTCATCGGGGAATGTAATGAAATATTCACCAGATTTATTATCGTACTGTACTTCTGTTGTAAATGAAGAAAATGTAGACATGTGTATTTTTATTCAAAACTACAGTATATATCAACGTTTTTCAGAAATTTTTTTGGAGAAAAATTTCTCTGAGATTATTTGAAGTGTCTCTGAAAGACATAGAGTAATATATGAAAATTGCTCTCGGAGACTTGTGTTTGTTGGAAATTTCATAGAAGTTTTTCAAAATGCAAATGGGGAAATATGATATATTCTTCTTCTCCTTCGATTAGTTTGATAATTTCTGCATTGGTTTTGGATTTGTAAAATTGTTTGTTTAATGTGTACAACTCATCATATACAACTGCAATGTTACCTTCGTAATACTCTGATGGTTTTGTGATATTGAGAGTAGTATGAACATCTTTAAGTGCTTCTCTTATGCCAGAATTTTTTACATTCATTTGATACATTGTTTTTAGCTGAGCTAAAAATTCGATAGCTTCTTTCCTATCTGTTTCTAAATCTTCTCTGATATCCTGGTATGTGTGAAGATCTTCTGATACATGGCCATTTTGATTATTTGGGCAATTCGTATAAGTCATAAAAATCTGGTGGAAAATTTTTTGAGTTGATTGAAAATTTTTTGAGTTGATTGAATATCTCTCTGGCTCTTTGGGTCCGGTATAGCTTAGGGTAGTTAGAGGTTTTTCACGGCCCGGCGGCCCGGCGACCCATAAGGCCCGCTTATACTGCCCTGCCCGACTGATCAGGACTGCTGATGGATCAGGAATGCTGATCTGTCTTGCCACTGGCTGATAAGCAATGCTGATGGATCAGGAATGCTGATGGAAGGGGGCCGAAGCCCCCCTGGCTGCTGATCAGTCAGCTGCTGCGATCAGTTCGGCGATCTGATCAAATCGAGCCCAGGCGGCCTTCCCAACAGCGCTGCAGCCGCTGGCGGTGAGATCGGGCCGGCGGCCCTCTACGGCATCCCTCCAAAGGCTGTGCCAGCGGGTAGCGGCGTCAGCTAGCTGGCTTTGCAGCTGGCGGGCCTCGGTGAGGCTGAGGGTCAGGGTAATGGTGGTTTCCTTGGCGGCCATGGTGTGGGTGTGGCTGGTGTGGTTGATCAGTGGAAGTGGAAGGGGAGGCCCGGAGGCCTCCCGTGTGGGGCTCAGTCCCACCAGTCGTTGGACTGCTGCAGCTCAGCTACAAGGTCTGCGAGGGCCATCCCCCAGTAGGCGTAGCGGGTTCCCTTGTGGGTCACCAGCCAGATCTGCTCGGCGCCGAGCATGGCGCCAGCAGCGACCCGCTCCACTCCAAGGGGGGCAAGGACTGTTTGGGCTTCGGTGGTGGTCATGGTCTCTGGTGTTGTGCGGGGTCCGTTTGCCCCGCTTGAAAGAATTATAGAGGGTTAGGGGGGCTGTTGGCAACCCCCCTGAGCTGATCAGCAGCTGGCGTTGCGATCCTGGCTCCAATCACGCAGCCGGCGTGTGGAAGCTTTTGAGAACACCCGGTCCCCAATGGTGCGGCCATCAGCCAGCGTGATCACGCTGCGGCCTGCTGCGTCAGCTGCAGACTGCAGAGCCTGGCGGCCAAGCTTGCGCTCTGCAGGTAGAGCGGTGGGGCTCTCCCACAGATCCAGCAACCATTGGGCACGGTGGCGTCCCACGATGCAGCCGGTTTTGATCGTGACCTTGGCCACAGCCACAGCCACGGCGGTTGGGATCGAAGTGCGGGTCAGACGGTCAGAGTTTGCCATGTTCCTGGTGTTGTGCGGGCTCCTGTCGGCCCGCTTGAGATAAGTTTAAGGGATGGGGGGACCCTGGCTATGGGTCAGACCCCGGTTTGTTGCAATCCGTCACACTGACGGCAACCCAGCAACCCAGGCCGCAGCAGCAGCCAAGCTGGGGAACTCAGCCCCCACGCTGGGGCACTGCCAGCGGCTGAAACACCGGCGCTCCCATTGGCCGGCGTCGTTGTGATCGTATGGAGCGTCGACCATAACGCTCACAACTTGATCCACCCGGATCAAGTGAACCCAGCCACGGCGGCCCCTGATGGCGGCCTGCCAGTCCCGAACCCAGCGCCGCTGGCCGGGAGCTGGAGCAAATTGAGCGGGACGGGAAGCTTGGCTGTTCATGGCTGGATGCCTCAGGACTCATTAAGTGTACAGGCTAGGAAGGGCCAGCCGTGGCTGACTGGCCCGGATTGTTGCAAAGCTTAATCTTTATACTTTAGGCGACAATTTCGTTCACTGTTTTCTTTGCATTGCCGTGAGCAGGGAATGCGATTATATAATCACGGTCTGCAATTGTACACAGTTTGCAAGTGGCACAAGTTACCTTGCCGGGGTGCAATGCTGCCGGGCAGGTAATAACTTTACGGCCTGATTCTGTCTTGTAGAATCTATCAGTCTTGTCAGACTTAACAACAGCCACAGCAGGAATGCCGTGCTCCGACATAACAGCATCCGCCACCTCTATATTCTCTGTACTGGCGCTGATCGTGAAGCCTTTAGCGTTAGCTTCTCTGATGACCTGAATGTTGTGATCATTCAGAATGTGGTGGGTATAGGTATACCCAAGGCGGCCACGGTTAGCCTCAGCCAAAGACTGCACCATAAGTGCATCAATGTTGCCGAGAATGTGTGGCAGATCACCAGATACATTGTGGCGCCAGATCTGGCCACGTTGCAGCTTACGGATTGCACTTGTGAACTCTTGAAAGCTCACGCCACGGGCACCTTCAGTAACCTTGCGCCAGTGCAGAGCCTGGGGGCCAGCCTTGGCATAGCAACCCTTATCGTAAAAAGGGCAGGTGCTCGGGCAGGTTGCACGGCTAGAGGTGCTGACAGGGATCGGGCCGGTTTTGGCGTTAGAGCTGACAGCGGTGAGTGCGAAGTTCATTGGTTTGGTTTGAACTGAAAGAATCTTAGCAGGTGGGAAGGGCCAGGCTGGCTGGCCCTGTTACAAACCTTAACGATCAGGGTTCCATCAGAACCCGTGAGAAGGTCCAACCTATGGGCAGGTTGATCGAGCACCATTGCTCGGCAGCCCACTCAATTGTGGCATCGAAATCATCATCGAGATCTTCTTGATCGACTTCCAAATCGACCCAGAGGCTCCCGTTGGGGA